TCTGTTGACAAAATGGGCTCCACCACTCGATTTGGTGGGGCCTACTCTGGACACTCGCCGCTGCCATGTCGAGACGGTGATGGGGCAACGCTTACGTTACAAGCCTCGCGCGACAGAGCGCAGAACGAAACAACCGCATCGCGTCGACGCAAGCGGCGCAATCCGACGAAAGACGTTCGCTATTTCGTCGGTCGACCTGGTGGCGGTCGCTTGCCCTTGGGCGTGTGGGCTCGATATCAGTTTGCTCAAGGCTATGCGGTGCGACCGATATTGATGTTCGTTCGATCGCCGAATTACTCGGCTCGCTTTCCGTTCTATGACGCGGCGGATGCGGTGATGACGGCGACGTTGCCTGGTGAGCTCGAGGCAGCGATCGCGATGGCGGTTGCGACTCGTCGATAGACGCCATTGGTGAGCCGCGTTGGCTCGCTCAACCTGCCTGCGCGCGCTCGCGGCGATGCGTTGGGCGCGTGGATGCGAATCATTCTCATGCCCTTGGGTCCTTCCCGGACCTCGGCCCATGCGGGTAATTCGAGCCCCGTCAAACGCGTCGTCGCAAGCTTTTTTCAGGGTGGTCACTCAGGTGGTCAGGTGGTCACTTCGGGTGGTCAAAGGTGGTCATATGGCCGAGGTCAGTCAACGCGCGTTCGCACGTCACATGGGCGTCGCGCTCAACGCCGTGCAGAAGGCAATCAAGGCGGGGCGCATCAGTCTGACGTCGACCGGCAAGATTGATGTCGACGCCGCCGAGCGCGCGTGGCGACGCAACACGGACGAAAGCCGTCGTTCATTCGAGGATCTGTCTCGCCCGTCACGCGCGCTTTCGAGCACGGCGACATCGTCGCCGCCGGCAGATCCTGACGACGACGATCTACCGCCTGCCGGTGCAGGCGAAGACCCGCACATGGCCGCTTATCGCGCTGCGCGGGCCGCACGAGAGCAGACCCGTCTCGAGCGCGAACGAATGGAGCTGGAGCGTGATCGCGGAAACACGCTGTCACTCGCGGACGCACAACGCATGGCATTCACCGCCTTCCGCACGGTGCGCGACAACGTTATGAATGTGCCCGTGCGAGTGAAAGACTCGCTCGCAGCAGAAGCCGATCCGTCGCGTGTCGAGGCGATGCTCGAAGAAGAGCTGGCGCGCGCCCTGTCATCGATTGACGCAGCAACGTTGATGCGCGACAGCGACGAGGAGGAGAACGATGGGGGCGATCGATTCGTTTCTGAAGACGATTACGGAGGCGATTCGACCTGATCAACGCATCGGCATCGCCGAATGGTCCGAACGTCATCGAATCCTGCCGGAGAGCAGTCCGGAGCCTGGGCAATGGCGCAATAGTCGAACACCGTATCTCGTCGGGATCATGGACGCGCTCTCCGGGCAGTCGAGCAGCGTGACGCGATACGCCCACGATGATGCGCGTCTTTTCGACAACATCGGCATCGTGATCGTTGGCCTCAAGAAGGGCCACCAACTCGGCGGCTCCGCGCTCGGCGAGAATTTCATTGGCCGATGCATCACGTCGGCGGCCGGCAATATTCTTGCCGTGTTCGCGACGAAGGACGACGCTGAAAAGTGGGAGATGGATCGCTTCGAGCCGATGCGTCATTCGACGCGCGAGCTGCGCAAGCGCGTGAAAGATGCGAATCGCAAGGGCAGTGATAACACGAAGCTGCGCAAGCGATTTCCAGGCGGCCTGCTTAATCTCGTCAGTGCGACGCGAGCGGGGCGTCTGAAGTCGACGACGGTCCGATATGTCCTGCTCGAAGAAGTCGACGAATACGAGCTGAACGTCGATGGCCAAGGCAATCCGATCGACCTCGCGATCAATCGGACAAGCAACTTTGGTCGGCGCGCAAAGATCTTCGCGAATAGCACGCCGACGATCAAGCGCCGATCGCAAATCGATCGGCTATTCGAGCGCGGCGACCAACGCCGTTACTTTGTACATTGCCCTGAGTGCGGGCGTCCACAGTTTTTCGACTGGCACGCCGGGATGAAATGGACGCCCGGCGATCCGTCCACTGTTGTGTACCACTGCCAGGCGCTAGGCTGCGGCATCGGTAGTCCAGAGCATGCGTGGAAAACGCGCGGGTATGAAGGCGCGTACTGGATGCCCACGGCGGCCGGCGATGGAAAGACGGCGAGCTTTCACCTTTCGGCGCTGTATGCACCGCTCGGATGGCGCCCGTGGGCCGAGCTGGCAGCCGACTATGAACTCGCGCTGACCGATCCGGAAAAGATGATTGCCTTCGTGAACAACGCGCTCGCCGAGTGCTACGAAGACAAGAGCGCGGAGATGAAGTGGGAGACGATCAAGCGGCGAGCTGAGGCATATCGCCTCCGTACGATCCCGATCGGGTGCCTGGTGCTGACCGCATCGGTCGATACGCAGAACGATCGTCTTGAGGTGGAGGTCTCGGGTTGGGGACGTGGGTTGCGGAACTGGACGATCGATCACGTCGTCCTGCGCGGTGATCCATCGACACCTGAACCGTGGGCCGCCCTAGACAGGCTTCTCGATGCGCCGATCACGAATAGCTTTGGTGTGCCCATGCGCATCGAACTGTGCGCGATCGACTCCGGCGGCAGTCGCACGCAGGACGTTTACGACTACTGCCGGTTGCGTCGCCATCGTGGCGTGTTCGCGGTCAAAGGGGCGCGCGATAAGCACAAGCCGATTATCGGCCGTCCGACGGATCAGGACGTCACCATACGCGGCAAGACCATCAAGAACGGCGTGCAACTGTGGCCCGTGGGCACTGATACCGCGAAGGATCGAATCTTCGGCACGCTTGCGGCGGACGAGGAACGGGAGGTCACGGAGCGCCGGATGCACTTCTCGACGGATCTCGAGGATGAGTATTTCGAGCAGTTGACGGCAGAGGCGTACAACGTGTCGAAGGATCGTTGGGACAAGCTGCGAAAGCGCAATGAAGCGCTCGATCTGAAGGTCTACAACTTCGCCTGCGCGTACCACCCGCGATTGCGTCTAAATGCCCTGCAGGACGCGGACTGGGCGGCACTAGAGGTTGTCGTTGAGCCGCGTGTGCGCGATCTCTTCGCTGCATCTTCCGATACGGCGCAAGAGGTGACGGCGGAGGTGGTCGACGAGACTCAGCCCGAGGCTGTTCAGACCTCGGGCATTGGGGAGGCGGCCGCCCGGCTTGGAAATCTGCTGACAGCTCTTCGTGATACGCATGCCGGTGAGGCGCCGGTAGCGACTGTCGAGCCGCAACGCGCGGAGCAACCGCAATCGAGTGCATGGGTGCCGCGTAGAGACAATTGGCTGAGGCGATAAATATGGCTTTCACACAGCAGGATCTGACGGCGGTCGAGCGTGCCATTGCAACTGGCGCATTGACCGTCGAATACAACGGAAAAAAGGTCACGTATCGCCATATGACGGAACTGCTGGCGGCCCGCGACGCGATCAAAGCGGATATCGCTGCAGCGAACCCTGCATCTCGTCGTCGGCCGAGCGTCGGCATCTATGAGCGATTCTGACTATGAAGCGCAACCTCTTTGATCGTGCAGTTGAATATTTCGCACCGATGCGTGCGGCCAAGCGATTGCGCGCGCGAATGGCGCTCGACTCGGTGCGCGGCTTCGATGGTGCCAAGCGTGGGCCTCGATCGGCCGGGTGGAAAGCCGGTGGCGGTAGCGCCAATGCGGAGCTTGCTCCCGCGCTCGCGACGCTGAGAAATCGTTCACGTGATCTCGTGCGCAATAACGGGCACATCAAGCATGCGCTTAACGTCAAAGTTGGCAACCTGATCGGCACCGGCATCAAGGCCAAGTTTGACGACGAAGCCCTGCAGGCGCTCTGGAACGATTGGATTGAAGAGTGCGACGCCGGTGGTTTGCTCGATTTCAACGGGATCCAAGCGCAGACCTGCCGTGCGATGGAGGAGTCGGGCGAGTGCTTCCTGCGCTTTCGGACGCGCACGCTTGACGATGATTTGACCGTGCCGCTGCAACTTCAGGTGCTCGAGGCCGACTTCCTCGATAGCAACCGAACCGGCCCTGTGCCTAGCGGCTTCTGCATCATGGGTGTCCAGTTCAATCTGATCGGACAGCGAACCGGATATTGGTTCTTCGATCAGCATCCGGGTGAAATTGCAACCGTGCCGCGCAACATGCAAAGTCGCTTCGTTCCGGCGGGTGACGTCATTCATCTATTTGACTCGACGAAACGTCCGGGATCCGTTCGTGGTTTGCCTGAATTTGCGGTCTCGATCTGGAAAGCACGCGATCTCGACGAGTACCAGGACGCCGAGCTGGTGCGCAAGAAGATCGAGGCGTGTTTCGCCGCATTCGTGACGTCGAGCGACGACGGATTTTCAGTCGGGAAGCCTATCGGGGCTGGTGCGTCCGCTGGAGGCCCGCGTGTCGAGTCGTTATCGCCCGGCATGGTCGAGTATTTGAGGCAGGGTGAGACCGTCGAGTTTGCGGCGCCCGCGTCGAACAACGGCTACGAGGCGAGCGTGCGCGTCGATTTGCGAGCGCTGGCGGCTGGCTCGGACATCACGTACGAGCAACTTACGGGCGACTATTCCCAGGTCAATTTCACCAGCGGCCGAATGGGAAAGATCGAGTTCAAGCGCATTCAAGAGCAGAAACTCTGGCTGGTGGTAGTTCCCTTGCTATGCAAGGTTGTCGCCAAGCGCTTTGTGTCGACGGCATACCTCGCGGGCGAAACCAAGCTGACGCGATGCAAAGTGACTTGGACGCCACATCGTGTCGAATTCATCGATCCGTTGCGTGAAGCGAATGGCTTGATCGCGCTGATCGACGCGCACCTCAAGAGTCGGCATCAGGTGATTCGCGAGCTGGGCGATGATCCTGACCAAACCGATCGCGAGATTTCGGAAGACTCGCTGCTTATCGAAGTGCCAGTAAGCGGCGGATGAAGTCACCGTCGTATGGATTTACTTGATGCCCGCAAATGCGGGCATTTTTTTAGGAGCTGACGATGCCCGCGAACGGCACCTCTCAGTCGACCGATGCGCAGGCGCGCGCATCGTCGATGCCGCTGTGTACGCGCCTCATGCCTGTGTCGTCGGTGAATACCGACAGTCGCACCGTCAATGTCACGTGGACGACCGGCGCACAGGTTCCACGATATGACTACTACCGTGACCGTTCGTATTTGGAGGAGCTGAGCACGGAGCCCGGTGCAGTGCGGATGGACCGGCTTCAATCCGGCGCAGCACCGGTTCTCAATTCCCACGATCGTTGGGGGGGCCTTGATTCGGTGCTTGGCGTGGTCAGTTCGGCCTCGCTGAACAGCGGCGCGGGCTCGGGTGACGCGCAATTGCGCTTCTCGAAGCGAGACAGCGCTGACCCTTATTTTCAGGACGTGCAAGACGGAATCTTGCGAAACGTCTCGGTCGGCTATCGAACGTATGCGGTCGACATGATCCCTCCGGGCCAGGAGGGCAACGATCAATGGATCTATCGCGCGACGGATTGGGAGCCCTACGAGATCTCGCTCGTGGCGATTCCCGCCGATACCGGTGCAACGGTACGCAGCGACGCATTCGAATCTCATCAACGCTTTTTCCCCTGCGAATACCACGATCGAAGCGCAGGCAATCAACCCGGTGGGGCGAGCGCCTCCCAGCGAAACGAAGGAACCACGATGCCGGCAACCCATGAAACCCAGAACCAATCGACGACCGCGGCGCCTGTTGATCCGAATGCGACGGTACGCAGCGAAGGCGCAGCGCCGTCCACCGACGCTGTCCGCGCCGAAGGGGTACAAGCGGAGCGGGAGCGCATGAAGGCGATCCGCGACGCGGTGCGTGCGAGCACGCTGCCGAATCAGCAAACGCTGATCGAAGATTTCGTCGAACGTGGTCTGTCGGCCGATGCGGTCCGCTCGCAGGTTTTGACGCTGCAGGCGGAGCAGTCGCAGTCGTCGCAGGTGCGTGGACAGTCGCAGATCGAAACGGTCACCGACGAGTCGGACGTGCGGCGTGCGGCGATGACCGATGCACTCGTGCATCGAATCAACCCGCGACACGCGTTGACGGACGCGGCTCGTCAGTATCGAGGCATGACGCTGCGTGAATTCTGTCGCGTCGGCCTCGAGGCTGCGAACATCGATACGCGCGGCATGGACGTGCGCGAACTCGCCGGGGTAGCGCTCGGTCTGTCCGCGCGCGGCGGCTATAACACGACGTCCGATCTGCCCGTCGTGTTCGGCAATGTGATCAATCGGACGTTGCGCGATGCGTACTCGGCAGCGCCGCGCAGTTTCACGGCGTGGGCGCGTCAAGGTACGCTGGCTGACTTTCGCGCGGCGACGCGAGTAATGGTCGACGGCGCCGTGAAGCTCGAGAAGGTCAGCGAGGCGGGCGAATACAAATACGGTTCGCTCGTCGACGGCGGCGAAGTGATCCAGCTCGGCACGTACGGCAAGATCGTCAACTTCACGCGCGCGATGATCATCAACGATGATCTTTCCGCGCTGCAGCGCGTGCCGATTTACTTCGGTCGTGCGGCGGCAAACCTCGAATCCGATATCGTCTACGGTGCTCTCACGGGCACCGCGAAAATGTCGGATGGCAAGGCACTGTTCGATGCGGGGCATAAAAACCTCGGCGCCGCCGGTGCGATCGGGATCGATACGCTGACGCTTGCGCGTGCGGCAATGCGTACGCAGAAGGCGCCCGGTGATGGTACGCCCCTCAACGCGACACCGTCGTATCTGATCGTGCCGGCGGCACTTGAAACGGTGGCTGGGCAGTTCACGAGCAATCAATACGTGCCGAACGATCCCGCGCAGCAGAATCCGTTCTTCAAGAGCCTGACGCCGATCGTCGAACCGCGTCTCGACGACTCGAGCACGACGGCGTGGTATCTCGCGGCGGACCCGGCAACGATCGATACGGTCGAGTTCTGCTACCTCGAGGGCGAAGAGGGTCTGTACACCGAGCAATCGCTCGACTTCGACGTTGACGGTTTGAAGGTCAAGGCGCGGCTCGATTTCGCGGCAAAGGCGATCGACTATCGCGGCCTCTTCAAGAATCCGGGCCAAGGCTAATAACGGGCAGGCGGTCCTGACGCGCGTGCTCGATGCCCGAGCACGCATCCTTTTCTCTCGAGATCAATCCATCGCATATGAAGAACTTCATTCAAGCGGGTCGCACGCTTGCGGCTACGCTCGCCGTCGCAGTGACGTCTGGGCAACTTGTCTTGCTGGGTAACACGAATCGTCCGGCGATCGCATCCGGTAACTTCGATGCCAATACCGAAGGTGTGTATTACCTCGAAGGCGTGTACGAATTGACGGCTGCTGCGGCAGCAGTCGGAACCGTAGGCGATGCTGCCTACTGGGACTCGACGGCGGGCAACGTAACCGCAACGGCCGCCGAGAATACGCTGATCGGCATCTTCTCGGAGCCCAAGGTCGCGAACGCCACGCTCGCGCGCGTGCGCCTGCCCGGAGCCTAACGTGTTTGACGCCGGCGTGTTCTGGGCGGCGTTCGCCGCCGCCGGCATGTTGAAGACGGCCTACGTCGACGATGTGCCCGGCGGCGTGCAAGTTGGGTTTGCCACTCCCGATCAGTTGGATCTCGATGGTCAGGTAACGGTCGCCGAATATCAGATCGAATATCAGGCTGCCGATCTTCCTGCACTTGCTCGCGGCTCGATTATCAAGGTCGACGAAGTCTGCTATCGCGTTCGTCGGCCGCCGCGTCGCAAGGATGACGGCTTCTTCATGCTTGCGGACTTGGAGGTCGCGAAATGACGACCCGTCGTGAGTCATATGTCGAATCACTTATGACGCAGTTGCAGGACGACGCTCAGCTACAGGCGATCGACGTGCAGATCGAGCGTTCGGTCTTCGATGCAGTCAGCGGTAGCGAAGCGCGTGTGCTTGTCGTCCACCGTGGGCGTGATGTGCCGACGCAAGACATCGGCGTCACGACACGAGAGTGCATCGTCATGCTCACGGCCGTGGTGCGCGACACCGCACCTGACCGCGCTGCCGACGAGATTTTCGAGCGCGCTCACCCGGTGGTGATGGCCTTTGATGCGCCGGGTCTGTTGGGCGTAACGGAGGGGCCGACCGACGAGCCGCGTGCAGCCGACGTGGAAGGTGGGGTTGGCGTCATTACGGTGCAGTACGTGTTCCAGTATCAGACGCCGACCGCCTCTTTGTAGGACGGTGTCATATCTATATAGAGGGCCTCGATGGCAAAATCCATCAAGAACACCGTCATTCTCGCGAAATTGCAGACCGCTATCGGCGCACCCGCTGTGCCGACCGGCGCGGACGACGCGATGTTGGTGACCAATCCGAGTCATACACCGGTCTCCGCGACGATGGTCAGTCGCGATTTGATCCGTCCGTACTTTGGCACTAGTCAGCAGCTTTCGGCCGGCGTGCACACAGAGCTGAGCTTCGACGTCGAAATCGCCGGGTCGGGTGTGCCTGGTACTCCGCCGGCCTGGGGACTCCTGCTTGTCGGTTGTTATTTCGCCGAGACCGTGACGGATGGCTCCGACGTCAAGTACGCGCCGGTCAGTCTGAAGCCGGACACGCCGCTCACGATTTACTACTATCTCGACGGCTTGTTGCACCAGTTGACGGACGCTTACGGGACCGTCTCTTTCGACCTCGAGTCGGGAGCGATTCCGAAGATGACGTTCAAGTTCATGGGGGCGTACAACGCTGTGACGGACACGCCGTTGCCCGCCGGCACAGACTTTTCGAAGTTCCTCACGCCGAAGCTCGCCCTTAGCGCGAATACGAGCTGGTCGATGTTTGGCTACACCGGACCGCTGAAGTCGCTGTCCCTCGATATCGCAAACTCGCTCAACTGGTTTCAACTGATCGGCGAAGAAGGCGCTGAAGTCGATGACCGTCAGCCCACGGGCAAGATCGTCATGGAGTTGTCGAAAGTTTCGGACCAGGATTGGTGGACTGCGGCGAAGGATGCAACGCTCGGGCCGCTGACGGTGCAGCAAGGGATGATGGCAGGAAACATCGTCCTGTTCGAAGCGCCTCAGGCACAGATTAGCAACCTGTCCTATTCCGACCAGAACAGCAAGGCGCTCCTCAATGGCGACCTGGGGTTGAGTCCGCAAAACGGAAACGACGAACTGGTCATCACGGTGAAGTAACTTTCCACGCACCCGAACGGGCCGCTATATGCGGCCCGTTCTCATTTCTGAGGTTGATATGACGATCTTCACTGTGGCCGAGCGGCCGACGTTCACTGCACCGGTCGAGTTCTCGATCCCTGGCAATGCCGACGATGGCGCTCCGGAAATCCACAAAGTCGTGATCGAATTCACGCGTTTGAAGCGCAGCGAGTTGCTCGCGTTTGTGCAGAAAGAGACGCAGAACATCGTCGACGACGTCAAGCCGCTTGTTGTCGGATGGCGAAATATTCTCGACGACCAGGGACAGCCTGTCCCGTTCACTTTCGAGAATCGCGATCGGCTCTTCGAGATCACTCAGGTGCCGAATGCGGTCCTCAGCGCTTTCCTCAGTCATTGCCGCGAGGCCGTGCGAAAAAACTGATTGGCGCGGCGCGTCGGTGGGCCGGCGGCGATGTCGACATGCGAATCGACTCGGGCGTGGTGGATGCCCTTGCTGCATTCGGTGCAAGCCAATTCGACATCGGGAGGGCCAATGCTCTGCGTGTCGATGGCGCGTACGAGGTCTATCCAGAGAACTGGCGCGTCGTGCAACTGTTCCTCGCCTTGTCGACACAGTGGCGCATGACGGCGCTCTCGACGATGGCCGATGCGAGGCTGATACAGACCGGGTTCGACTATGCAGCGGTCGAGCCCGTTATGCGCCTCACTGGCATCAAGTGTCGCCACCGCGCCGCGCTATTCAAGGATCTCCAGGTCATGGAAGACGCAGTGCTTGAGGTTGTGCTGCGCACGAACGATTAAGCGGCGTGTGGACCGCAGACGGGAGGGGTAATGGGTGCAGGAAGTAGCACGCTGGGTCAGCTGATCGTTCAGATCGCAATTGACCCGTCAGCGTATAACTCGGAAGCCCGACAGTTGACGTCCACTGCGAGCGATGTCGGATCATCGCTGTCCCGCGCAGGGGATGCGGGCGCGGCGGGATTGGACAAGATTTCGTCGCATTCAGCCAGTGCGCGCAAAGAGCTGCTCGTGATGGCGCACGAGCTCGCCACCGGCAATCTGTCGAATTTCAGTGGCTCGCTGATGGTCTACGGCGAGAAGATCGACGCGTTCAAATACATCCTCTCGCCGATGGGGGCCACGATCGGCGCCGTTGCGCTAGCGATTGGAGGGCTCGGCGTCGCGGCCATCAAGGGGGCTCAGCAGCAAGCTGCGTTCAATAACGCGATCGAGTCGACATCCGGGTTCGCGGCTGTCAGCGTCGATCAGTTGAACCAGATGGCCGTGCGCTTGGAGGCGCTCGGGGTTCCTGCAGGGAAAGCGAACGACGTCCTCGCGCAGGTTGTGGCGTCGGGCAAGGTGAGTGGCAGCGCGATTGAGGCAGTCGCAACGGCCGCCGCAATGCTCTCCGATGCGACGGGCACCGATTCAAAGCAAATTGTTCAGCAGTTTGCACAGATGTCGTCCGACGTGGCAGATGGTGCGGCGAAGATGTCGGAGCAGTACCACTTCTTAACCACCGCTCAATACGACGAGATCAAAGCGCTGCAGGAACACGGCGACGCGCAAGGCGCGATGAAGCTGACGGCAGATTCGTTGACGAGCAGTCTCGAAGCGCAAAAGGCACCCTTAGGCACGCTGCCCGCACTGTTGCATGAGGCCGAGACGGCATGGTCGCGGTTCTGGCAGGCCGCTATGAACGCCGGAAGGCCCGACACGCCGACCGACACAGTCAACGCACTACGTGACCAACTCGCGCAGCAGAAGGCCGCTCTCTCGGCATCGCCATCGGCACTGAGTTATCAGGTTGGCGGGGCGGCTTCCGACGCGAACAATTCGGCGGCGAACTATCAGGTTGGTGGGCAGGCTTCACCTGAGTCCGCACAACAGCGCGTTGCTCAGTTGCAAGCGCAGATCGCGGCTGCACAGCACGACGCAGATATGCACGACACGTCGGCGCAGTTCTCGGGCTGGTTTAAGGAGCAGGAACAAGATGCCCTTAATGCGGCCCAGGCAGTCGACAAGCTGTCGACCTCGCTCGACAAGAACTATGCGAAGCGTAAGGCGCTCAACGACCTGCAGGCGCAGTACGCGAAGATGTACAACGATCCGAGCGATCCCGATCATCAGAATTCACGTTTGAAGGGCGTCACGCAAAACGCCGACGGCAGTTTTAGCGGTGGGGAATATGCGTCGCTCGTCAAAGGTATCAATGACCGGTACAAGGACACGGGCGCGACCGCGCTCGACAAAGCAACTTTGACGCAGCAGGTCGACGCGATTCGCCAGCAGCTCAGTCGTCTCAACGACGAGTATCGCAACAGCGAAACGGTGCTGGAATCGGCGCATAACGCGGGCGCTATCTCCGACGCCGATTTTTATCAGCAGCAGCGCGACTTGATTGCTAAATCGACGAACGACCAGGTTGCACAGTTGGAGCAGGAAAAGCTGGTGCTGCAACAACACAAGGCCAGTGGTGCAGAGCAGATCGAAATCAATCGCCAGATTCAAGCTGTCGAGCAGCAGCTCCAGAAGGTGCGAGATGACACCGCGGCCAAGTTTCAGAAGAATGTCCAGGACGAAGCGGCCGCTGCGAAAAAGCGGCAAGCGGTACTCACGGAATACGTGAGCGCGCTCAATCAGCAGTTGGACACGCAGCAGAACGGCGTGGATATCAAGGTCGCGAGCGTCGGGCTCGGGTCCGAGGCCGCGCAGCAGATGCAGGAGCTCAACTCGCTGCAGCGTTCGTACGACAACCAACGCACGCGCCTGGTATCCGAGCAGGCGCGTGCGCCCGTAGGGAGCGACCAGTATGACCTGTATCAGCAAGAGTTAGACGCGCTGCAAGTCGCTCGTGATCGAGCCGTTTCGATCACGAAGCAAGGATATGACCGTATGCAAGCCGCGCAGGGCGATTGGGAGAACGGGGCGAGTCAGGCGTTTCAGAATTACGCGGCGAGCGCGCAAAACGTCGCCGCCGAGGTATCCAAGGGTTTCACCGATCTGTTTTCGGGGCTGGAGGATTCGTTGGTGAGCTTCGTCACCACCGGCAAACTGAGCTTCACGCAGCTTGCAAACAGTGTGATTTCGGACATTGCTCGAATGTCAATTCGTGCAGCCGAGTCGAGCATTTTTCAGACGATCGGATCGTATTTTGGCTTGACGACAAGCAGCGCTCTTTCGAGTGGGGCATCGACAAGTGCGCTCGGGTCTTCATTCAGTACGGGCTCTTCCGCTGCGCTCAGCGGCATCGGCCTGACTTTCGCGACAGGTGGGGCAGTCGCGGGGGCGGGAACAAGCACGAGCGACTCGATTGCCGCGCGACTCTCTAATGGCGAGTTCGTAGTCAAGGCGTCGGTCGTTTCTCAGCCAGGCGTGCGTGACATGCTGGAGCGTCTAAACGGCGGTGCGGCTGTGAGCAGCAGCAATCGGTTCGCAACCGGGGGGTATGTTGGGTCGACCGGATCGAGCTCGACGAGCGGCGTGCAAATCAACGTCACGACTCAGGTTGACGCCGGCAGCGGTGCGCCGCAGCAGAGTGCGAACGGAAATGAGACAACCGCCAAGCAGCTTGCGGGTCAGCTCAGCGATCAGGTTCGTGCGGTCATCGTGAAAGAGCAGAAGTCCGGTGGGGTGATTTGGAGGTTTGTTAATGGCCGCTAGGGTATTTACGTGGGGCGCCCGTGTTGGCGATAAGGGTGATGTCTCGTTCGCTGTGTTGTCGGCCAAGTTCGGTGACGGCTACCAACAGGACGCGGCCGATGGCATCAACAACCGGTCAGATACGTGGCCCTATACGTACATCGGGTACGAGCACGAAGTCGGGCCGATCGTGGAATTTCTGGAGTGGCACGGGGGCTATAAGGCGTTCCAGTGGTCTCCGCCGTTTGGGCGGCCAGGCCTCTATAAGTGCGTCGGGTATAGCCTGACGCCGCAAGGGGGGCCGAAGGTACAACTGACGGCGACATTCACGCGCGATACGAGGACTACGTGATGAGCATCACCAATGATGTGCAGAAGCTTGAGCCCGGTGCGCTTGTGACACTGTTCGAGGTGGACGCTAGCGCGATCGGGGGCGATCTCCTTCGGTTTCACGGGCATATCGGCAATCCGCAGATCGTGTGGCAGGGGAACACGTATACGCAATGGCCGATCGAGGCGAGCGGCTTCGAGCGAACAGGTGACACTCAGCAGCCCAATCCCACTGTGACCGTCGGCAACGTCGATGGCTCGATCTCGTCGTTGTGTATCTATCTCGACGACATGCTTGGTGCAAAGGTTACGCGGCACCGCACGCTCGGTAAGTACCTTGATGCGGTCAATTTCCCGAGCGGCAATGCCACGGCGGATCCGAATGAGGAAATGCCGCTGGACGTCTGGGTCATTCAACAGAAGTCGAGCGAGACGAAGGAAAGCGTCGAATTCACGCTTTCTTCACCGCTTGACTTCAATGGGCGACAGCTTCCCGGCGATCAGATCATCGCTAACTTGTGTCCGTCGCAATTCGCCTATCGTGGCCCCCGCTGCAATTACACGGGGACGGATTACTTCGACGCAGATGACAATCCTGTGACCGATCCGGCGCTTGACAAGTGTGGGCGCCGGTTGAGTTCCTGCAAGATTCGATTTGGCGAGTACGAGGTGATCAACTTCGGTGGTTTTCCGGCGGCTTCTTTGACGAACAGCTGATATGGAACAAACGACCGTTGACGCGATACGCGCACACGCTGAATCGGAGTATCCGAAGGAATGCTGTGGTCTCGTTGTTGTGGCGAGAGGGCGCGAGCGATACGTTCCTTGTCGGAATGCCGCAGACACGCCTGAAGATCACTTTGTCATCCCGGCAGAGGCGTTTGCGGATGCCGAAGATCTGGGCGATGTCTTGGCGGTGGTTCACAGTCACCCGGATACGTCATCGAAGCCGAGTCAGGCAGATCGTGTCGCGTGCGAAGCGTCGGGACTGGAATGGCACATCGTTGCGTGGCCAGGCGGCGATATTTACTCGTTCGCTCCGAGTGGCTATGAGGCACCCCTTGTCGGGCGGCGCTTCTCTCATGGTGTGCTCGATTGTTGGACCCTCGTTCGCGACTGGTACGCGCGCGAGAGAGGTGTTGTGCTTGACGACATAGAGCGCAAAGACCTGTGGTGGAACGACGGGAAAAGCGACCTTTATCGCGATAACTTCGCTGCGCGCGGAGGAGTAGTCGTGCCTGACGGCGAGCCGTTGCAGGTTGGTGACGTGATTTTGATGGAAATCCGAAGTCGAAACGGCGTGCCCAATCACGCCGCGGTGTTCATCGGGGACGGAAAGATTCTGCATCACTGCTATCGGCAACTCTCGACACGGGACGTGTACGGCGGATATTGGGCCGCCTGTACGCGCATGGTGCTTCGTTACGTTCCAAAGTGACTTTGCACCGGATGGATCAACCGATATGGCCCGCGATTGCGGGCCATTTTCATTTCCAGAACATGAACGAAAAAGTCCGAACCATCCGTCTGTACGGAAAACTGGGCGCTCGCTTCGGCCGCGTCCACCGCTTCGTCGTGAGAGACGCCGCCGGAGCTTTTCGCGCGTTGCGGGCGATGTTGCCGGGATTCGAGCGGGAACTAATGACGAGCAAGCACCGTGGCGTGGCGTACGCTGTGTTCCTCGGACGCCGCAACCTTTCGGATGATCAATTGGGATATCCGTGCGGCGACGATGACATCCGAATCGCGCCGATCCTGCAGGGCTCGAAAAACAGTGGACTCTTTCAAACCATCGCTGGGGCCGCGCTGATTGTGATTGGCGCGATCACATACGCGTACGGCGGAGCGGCGATTGCGAATGTCGGACTTTCACTCATTGGAACCGGTGCGTCGTTGGCGTTGGGGGGCATTGTGCAAATGCTTTCACCGCAACAGAAGGGCCTTTCGACGCAGGACAGCGCAGACAACGGTGCATCCTACAACTTCAATGGACCGGTGAATACACAGGCGCAGGGCAACCCCGTGCCTGTGCTCTATGGCCGAATGATCGTAGGCTCGGCTGTGATTTCCGCTGGCATCTATGCGGAGGATCAGCAATGAACCTGGGACAGCCGCGCCGTATTCGTGGCGCAAAAGACAGTGGAGCGTCGCAGACGACGCCAACGGAGTCGCCCGATACGCTGCACAGCACATCGACGGCGAAAATCCTCGATCTTGTATCCGAGGGAGAAGTCGCGGGGCTCGCCAACGGGCTCCAGAGTGTCTATTTCGACGGCACGCCGCTCATGAACGCAGACGGTTCGTATAACTTCACAGGCGTGACCGTGGACGTGCGTACCGGAACGCAAAATCAAGACTACATCTCGGGCTTTCCGAGTGTGGAGAATGGGCAGTCGGTGGGCGTTGAACTTCGCGCCGACACGCCGTGGACGCATGCAATGCAAAATTTGCAGCTCTCGGCAGTTCGCATAGGTATTGCCGTCGAGGAGCTTGAACAGACCAATACGTCTACAGGAGACGTGACAGGCTATCGGGTTGCCTATCAAATTTCTTTGTCAACGGACGGGGGCCCGTTCAACGTCGTTGTCGATACAGCTTTTGATGGAAAAACCACGTCCGAATACGTGCGCACGCATCGGATTGATTTGCCGGCCGCTGAGAGTGGTTGGGTGGTCCGAGTCACGCGCACGACACCGAATTCGACGTCGAGCTATGTCAGCGACACGACCACGATCGACTCGGTAACCGAGGTGATCGACGCGAAATTGCGCTATCCAATGCGAGCAGTCATCGGAACGCAGTTCGACGCCAAGCAGTTTTCTTCGATCCCCGCGCGATCCTTCGATCTGAAGGGTCGGATCATCAGTGTTCCGAGCAACTATGACCCGGACACACGCGCATACACCGGCACGTGGGATGGCACGTTTAAGCCCGCATGGTCGGACTGCCCGCCCTGGGTGCTCTACGACATGCTGGTGAACGACCTGTATGGGTTGGGGGACGTAATTGACCCGGCGACGATCGATCGCTATCAGTTGTACACGATCGCGCAGTATTGCGACGAGCTCGTCGCTGATGGGTTGGGTGGCCAAGAGCCGCGTTTCACATGCAATGCGTACATCCAAACTCGTGCGGACGCTCTGCAGTTGCTGCAGTCGATTGCGAGCATCTTTTGCGGCGTGAGTTATTGGGCGTCGAACAACGTCGTCACGGTCACTGACATGCCTCGTGATCCCGTGTACACGTACACGGCGGCGAACGTTGTCGATGGCACGTTTTCGTATGTTGGGAGCTCGCTAAATACGCGTTACACAGTTGCCCTCGTGTCGTGGAACGACCCGGCGAATCAATATCAACAAGCAGTCGAATACGTCCCTGACGACGACGGTATCGAGCGGTACGGTATCGTCCAAACGGAAATTTCGGCGTTCGGCTGCACATCACAGGGGCAGGCTCAACGGCTGGGTCGGTGGACATTGCTGTCTTCGCGGCTCGAGGGTGAAGTCGGTGAGATCTCCGTTGGACTTGACGGTGTACTCGCGATGCCGGGGCAGGTCGTGGAGTTTGCCGATCCCGTTCGTGCAGGGCGGCGCAACGGTGGTCGAATTCTCGCGGTCGAAGGCACGACGATCACGCTCGATAAGGCGACGGTCGTCAATCCAGGCGACACCTTTACGGCAAATCTTCCGACGGGAGTCAGCGAGCGACAAACCGTGCAGTCCGTTGACGGCCGCAAAGTGACTTTGACCGCTGCATTTTCGGTTTCACCCGAGCCGCAAGCCGTTTGGTCCGTCGCGTCCGACGAGCTCGGATTGCCTCAATACACCGTGCGCAGCGTCACGGAGCAAGACGGCATCGTCATGAAGATCTCCGCGACTCGCTTTGAGCCGCAGAAGTTTTCGGCGATCGACAGTGGCACGCGCATCGATGCGCGACCAATCACAGTTGTTCCGCCGTCGGTGCAACCGCCGCCGACCAACGTGCGCCTGTCTTCGTACAGCGTGATTGACCAGGGCATTGCGCGCACGGTGATGACGATCGCGTGGGATGCCGCGTCGAGTGCTGTGTCGTATCTGCCCGAGTGGCAGAAGGACGGCGGCGATTGGGTTACGGCGTCGAGCACGGGGGCTTTATCGGTGGACGTGCCGAGCATCTATCAGGGCACGTATCTCGCCCGCGTGCGCTCGGTCAACGCGTTGCAGGTCACGTCAACTTATGCGTATTCGACGGACACGGTGCTGAATGGCAAGACGTCGCCGCCGCCGGCGCTCACCAGTCTGACCGCGTCGAGCAAAGTGTTCGGCATCGATATCACCTGGGGATTTCCAGACGGCGCGGCCGACACGCAACGAACCGAGCTTTGGCGCGCAAGCGCCAACGATCAGACCGCCGCGGTCAAGGTGTCCGACCTCGCGTATCCGCAGTCGGATTACTCGATGGACGGCTTGGCTGCAGGCACCGCGTTTTTCTTTTGGGCGCGACTCGTCGACACGTCGGGGAACATTGGACCGTGGTATCCGAGCGATCCGAATGGCGGCGTGATTGGGCAGGCGTCGGACGACGCAACGCCGATCCTCGACTATCTCGAGGGGCAGATCACGCAGACGCAGCTTGCGGAAGCGTTGCTCGCACAGATCGATTCCGGCGGTGGTGCGGCGGTGCTCGTGCAGCAACTGACGACGGCGCTCGCGGCGATGTACACGATCAAAACGCAACTGACGGCGGGTGGTCGGACGGTGGTCGCGGGCATCGGCGTCGGCGTGGAGAACGACGACGGCGTGACCGAATCGCAGGTGCTTATCGAGGCCGATCGATTTGCCGTGATCGAGAGCGACAGCGCCGATGGGACGACGGTCTCGACGCCGTTCGTGATTCAAGGCGGGCAGGTGTTCTTGAGCCAGGCATTCATCGGCAAAGCGTCGATCACGAGCGAGCAGATCGGCGACTACATTCAGAGCGATGACTTCGTGTCGGGCGTCTCGGGCTGGCGGATTGAAAAGACCGGGGCATTCGAGATCAACGGTGTGCTCGGGGGCGGCCGTGTCACGCTCAACCAAACGGGCCTGTTTGTGTACAACGAGACAGGCGTGCTGATGGTCGAGGTGGGGAAGCTCTCGTGACCTATGGAATTTGCTGCAGGGCCAACGATGGCACGATCACGGCGACCTATACCGACCGCCTCTCGCGCGAGCTCGGATCGTTCCAAACGGGCACGTCGAGCGGCTCGCTCGCGATACCAGTAACGTCGTCGACCGCACAGTGTTGGATCTTCGTGCGAGACATCTCGCCGTTCACGCTCGGGAGTGCCGGACCAATTGTCACCGTCAGCGGCAATGTCGTGACTTGGGATTTCAGCCATATCGCTGTCGGCATAAATCCACGATCGGTGACGGTGTTCTATGGAGAGTATTAATGACCTACGGCGCGCGCATCTACAACGCCAATGGCTTTCTGCAGATCACCGGGCAGTTCAAGAACCTCGCATTCCGCGCAAAGGGGTCCACGGTGAGCGGCGGGACAGCGTTACCGGGGCATGCGTTCTATCAAGCGTCGTACACGTTCGCAGGGTCCGCCGTCTCGATCCTAGCGTTCGCGTGCGCGGCGCCGTGCGCGATTCTGAGTTGCGTCGACAACGGCAATGGAACGTTCACCGCGACATTTGCTGTAAATGGTACGGGCGTGACTGTTCAGGTGTTCGTGTTTGACGATCCGGCGTATTCGACGATCGTCGGAAACTATGGCGTGCGAGTGCGAACTGACGACGGATCGGCAGTCGCGTTTGACTCGCGCACCAGGTACATGCGCGTCATCAACTTTGTAGGCGGTAGTGAGGCGAGTGGCACCGGGCCTGACGGTGGTGTCAGTTACAACAATTCGTCGTCGAGCATCGCGGTTGTGCAGACGCAATTGCGGTGTGATTCGACCGCGAGTCTCACGATCGTTCCTCCCAGTCAATTCACGTACGCATACAACTTTGCCGCGCTCGTCGCGTCGATTTCTGGGGCGCAGTTGGCCTTGTCTAAGGTGGCAATGAGCACCTACGGCGGCACGGTGTCGGCGAGTCCTTCGCTGCCGCCGAGCTACTCGCAAACAGGATGGGGCTATCTCATCCTGGACGTTTCCAACTTCTAGGGGGTGCGCTTATATGGGCGCGAATACCGACATTGAGATCGGTGCGGGGGCGCTCGACCTGCTGATCGAGCAGGGCGCCGATTGGCAACCGACGTTCACGTTCCAAAACGACGACGGCACGGCAATCAATCTGCTCGGCTCGGTGGTGCGTCTGCAGGTTCGATCGGATTTCGGCGTGGCGACGACATTGCTCGATGCGAGCTCGAGCAATGGCCTGATCACGCTCGATACCGAAAACGGCGTCGCCGCCATGAACGTCTCTGCGGCACAGACGGCCGCGCTTTCGCCGGACCTGACGCAGCTCTTTCAGAAGGTCTATGGCCGGCAGGCCGTGCGCCTCGGTGTGTACGACGTGCATGTCGTCTCGCCGAGCGGAGTCGTCACGTCGTACCTCGCCGGCAGCGTCTTCATCGCGCCGGCCGTCACAAAGGACAGTTGAATGGCAAAAATCACAGTGGATCTGGCACTCGCGGTCCGTGTCGGCCTCACGTCCGGCGTCAAGGTGGTGACGGTCGCGCTCGGGCCTCAAGGACCGGCGGGACCGACCGGCCAGCTGACTGACGCGGACCGTGCGTACCTCGATGATGCGAAGGCGTCCGCGTCGGCTTCCGAGACTGCTGCGGCGACGAGCGCCACGAACGCAGCGACCGCGCAGCAGGCAGTATCGGCTGCTGCGACAAGCGCGGCGGCCGACGCGGCGACCGCGACGGCGGCGGCGACAAATGCGACGTCTCAGGCGGTTGCTGCAGCGGCCTCGGCGACGACCGCGAGCGACGCAAAAAACGAGCTCGCTCAAGCGCTCGCACAGTTCCGTGAGCTGTACCTTGGTGAGCTCGCGGCGGATCCGACAGTCGACGGGAATGGCGATCCGCTCAAGGACGGCGCCGAGTATTTCAACACGACGACTGAACAGTTTCGGGTGTACCGGAACGGAGCGTGGGAAGACAAGGACGCATCCGAGCAGCAGGCGGCGACCAATGCGACGTTGGCCGCGACGCAGGCGGCGGCGAGCGCGACGGCGGCCGATCAGCGTGCGACGGCGGCGGCCGATAGCGCGATGTCGGCAGGTGCGGGCGCGACTTCTGCGACGGCCGCATCCGCATCAGCCAGTGCGTACGCTCAGACTGCTCAGAACTGGGCATCGCAGGCGTCTGACATGGTCGACGGTGCCAACTATTCGGCCAAGTATTACGCGCTCCAGGCCGCTGCGAGCGCGAGCGATGCGGAGTCCATGTCGGGTTCGCTGCAGTCGGCGATCGACGCATCGAACAATGCGGTGACGACGGCAAACGCCGCATCCGCTGCGGCCGATGCAGCGTTGCCGCTCACGGCAGGCTCGAGCAAGGTGCTCACGGGCGATCTTTACCTCGGCACGGGCAAAGTCCTCTATGCACAGTCGGGGCAGTTGAACGTGCGCACGGACACGTCGCTCAACGTCACGAATCTAGCCGGCAGCGCGCAGATGCCGGTGTCTGTTTCGTACGCTCAGGTGACCGATGGTGTTCGGGCGCCGGGCGTATCGCAGCTGACGCTGCGCAATGACACCGTGATCAACGCGATGAACGTCGCCGGTACGGCGCAAGTCCCGGTGCAGGCGGCGGCCGCTGCAAGTCTGCTTCACTTGTTGCGGGCCGATCAATTTATCGCCACGGCGCTGGCAGCAACCGGCACGCTTGAATTTGCGATGGACGTCGCCGGGACGTTGCGCACGCTGTATCTGAAATGGGTAACGGGGACTGCTGTTGCGATCACGAACTCCAGCAGCAATCAAACACTGACGTTTGATACGGCATTTCCAAATGCGTGCTTGTTCTCAATGGTTAGCCATCAGGGGGTGCCTAACCTTATCTATTCGTATCGCATTTCACACAGCACAGGCGGTGTGGTCGCTGGATACTCGAACAACACAGCTAACTCGTACACGATCACACCCATCGCATTCGCGATCGGCTGGTAGGCACGCTGATCAACGAAAGTAACTTTGGGCTGCGCGCGAGCGCCGAGCCCGATCGAGAAAGGCCGCTTCAATTCGAAGCGGCCTTTTTGTTTTCCAACGCGGGGCAATAGCACAGGGGGAGTGATGGGCGACAACGGCGAAGCCGAATTGCCGCAAGACGTGCTCGACCGACTCGGTTTGAGCAAGCACGACGTCGATCGAATTGCCGACTACTTCAGGAAAGATCTGCGTGAGCAGATGCGCGCGGAGTTTTATCGAGACGTCGGGCAGGGGGTGGTTCGATTGGGCTGGAAAGCCTTGGTGGCCATCGGGGCATATCTCGCGTGGAAAGGATCCGGCGGCTCGAGCGGCTGGATCGAGTTTCTGCGCAAAGTTTTTTTTGCGGGGTGATCAGTGACACCACAAGAAACATTCATCGCAACACTCGCGCCATTGGCGCAAGCGTCGGCCGCGCGCACGCGAATCCCGGCGAGCTTTTGCGTCGCCGAGGCGGCGCTCGAATCCGGCTGGGGCACATCGATGCTCGCGACCGAGGCGCACAACCTGTTCGGCGTGAAAGCCGATCCGAGCTGGCACGGCCCGACCTGGGCGCTTCGCACGCGTGAAGTCGTGAACGGGCAGTACGTCGTGGTGCCGGCGAACTGGCGCAGCTATCCCGATTGGGCATCGGCGCTTTCGGATCACGCGTTGTTTTTGATGAACAACCCGCGATACGCGCATGCGTTTGATTGCACGGATGGCGAGGCATTCGCGCACGCCGTCGCAGCGGCCGGCTATTCGACCGAGCCGGACTATGCGGACCGCCTCATCAGCACGATGCGCGCTCGCAATTTGAAGGCGCTCGACGTCGTATCGACCTGATGCCGCGCGCGAGCGCGTGCAGGTCTGTTTGTCCCTATGGGCTGCCTTCGGGCGGCCCTTTTTCATTTCCAAAGGAGGTTCTATGCAAGTGATTCTGAATTACATCGGTGCGGCCCTGATCCTGGCTGCATGGGGGCTCTTCGCTTGGTTCGGCAAGACGCCGGTCGAAGGTTTCATTACGTCGCTCACCCTGGCGCTGGCCGCTGTGGGTGTGACGCATGGGCACAGCGAGTGGGCGAAGCGCCTGGGCGTGGCCAATCCGTCGTCGCCGGGCACACCGTCGCAGCCTGCGGGCTCGGCGCCGGCCGCTGCAACCGACGCGACGTCGTAATGCGCGGCGCGATTGTCGTGGCGCTCGCCGCTACGGTGCTCGCGGGTTGTGCGGGCATCGCCACGTACCACGTCGAGCCGGTCTACAGCGCGGAGCTGCAGCGCATGGTGTGCTGCTCCGCGACGATCACGAGCGGCAAGGACGTGTCCTCTGTGGCCGTCGACGTTAAGCAGACGGGCGACGACGTCGAGATCCACTTTACCGAGACGGGCGTCGGCGCATCGGCGCCGATCGCAGCAGCCTCGGGTGTCGTTTCTTCCGCAATTACCGCGGTGGGCGACGTCGTCACGACGGCCGCCAAATTCTCCCTCGTTCCATAGGACCCAATGTATGAAACGCACTCTCATGTCGTTCGCGGCAGGTATCGGCCTGTCCATCGCTCTCGCGGCCTGCTCGGTCGACCAGCAACAAACGGTCGCCACGCTTGCCGCAACCGCGCAAACGAAGATCGGCACCGCATGCGACATCGTGCAGCCGACGCTTCAAAGCTTGAGCGCGTCCATCCCGGATAACGCAAATCTCGCAACGTTCACGACGGACAACGGGAAGATCTGCGCGGCCGTCGACGCGCTCGATCCGACGAGCGTGCAGACGCTGATCGACACAACGATTCCCGAGGCACAGAGCCTAGTGGCATTGTTGCCGATCGACACGGTTGCGCAAACCGGGATCCGCGTCGCCCTCGATGCCGTTTCCGTAGCGCTGAAGAACTGGCTGAACGCGGCCGCCGTGTCGGCGACGACCGCGTCGAGTACATCTTCGACGTCGGCCGCCGTCGCGACGTCGTCGGCATCGGGGGGCGCCGCGCAATGACACAACCGATCCGCGTAGCACTGAGCGGATCGGGTTTTCGCCTGTGCGCCCATATCGGGGCGCTGCAGGCGATCGTCGATGCCGGCTTTGAAGTGATCGAGATCGCCGGAACGAGCGGTGGCAGTATCGTTGCCGCGCTGTTTGCGAGCGGTATGGATCTCGAGGAAATGCACGACCTGTGCATGTCGACGGACTGGTCGCCGATGATGGGCGCGTCGCTCGCGGGCTTCTTAGAGGAGGCGATGTCGACCGGGCATCAATTGCTTAACTTCCTGATGGACAAGACGGGCGGAAAGACCTTCGCAGATCTGCCCATCGAGCTCAAGGTGATTGCATCCGATCTGTCGACCAACCGCGAGTATGTGTTTTGTCGCGACGAGACCCCGGCGGCGCCGATCGCATTTGCTGCTCGGGCATCCGCGTCGATTCCGTTCGTATATGCACCTGTCCTATACGGCGACGCGGTACTCGTCGACGGCGGTTGCGCGGATAACGTGCCGACCGGGCGGCTTACCGTCGATGCGGTGCCACGGTGTGGCATCTACCTGCGTTCGAGTGACCCGCCGCCGCTCAATGGCAAGCATGGGTTGCTGGATACGTTGCCGCGTGTGATCGACCTGATGCTCACGGCAAACGAGGGCGCGCACGTTCAATGCGATACGTTGGGCGGGGCGGCCGTCGTCGAGGTGCAGACCGGCTATGCGTCGAGTTTCGATCGCAACATGCCGGCTGCGACGCGCATGCGTCTCCACAGCGACGGATATGCAGCGACGCAGCGGAATCTTGTCGAAAACGCGGCGGCGCTCGCGTAACGCGGACCACTCAGTGACGGCGTGAGAACAGGGCGGCCGGCGGGGTGTCAGAGCACCTCGTCGGCCACCTCTCCACTGTCTACGCCAGTGGATTAGCCAAGGCCCTGCCACCTTCCGGAAGGCGCGGCATTGTATCTCAGAAAAACAATAGGCTATCCACATATGGCTAACCCAATCATTCCTTGGATCGGCGGAAGGCGTCGCCTTGCCGAGCATCTTATCCCCCGCTTCCGCGTCACGAATGCTACGTCGAAGTGTTCGCCGGCGGCGCTGCGTTGTTCTTTATGAGGCCGCCGGCTGCCGTCGAAGTGCTCAACGATGTGAACGGCGAACTGGTGAACCTTTACAGGGTTGTGCAAAATCACCTCGAGGATTTTGTGCGTCAGTTCAAATGGGCACTTTCGAGTCGGCAGGTGTTCAAGTGGCTGCAGATTACGCGTCCCGAAACGCTGACCGACATTCAGCGCGCTGCGCGCTTCTACTACCTGCAGCAGAACTGTTTCGGCGGCAAGGTCGAGGGGCAGACGTTTGGGACGTCGACGACGACGACGTCAGGCCTCAACCTCTTACGGCTGGAGGAAACGCTGTCGGCGGCGCATCTTCGATTGTCTAGCGCGTTCGTCGAGCACCTCGATTGGCGACGCATAGAAGGGAGATAGTCATCTATAGCTGGAACGACCGTATCAATCCGGCCAGTTTGTTCTAAAGGTGGGCGGCATCTGGATAGGTCCTAGCACATCGCTTCAGATTTCGTCCGCCGAAGATGCAGCTGGAACACGGGTATGAGGAGGAGTCACCTGCGCGATACCTTTCGGAACAAGGTGACATCCGATCGCAGATTGACGCGCCGATGCTAAACTCGCGAATGTGCCGATTGGACCCGGTATTTGCGTCACGACCAATGCCCGCACTGCCGACGTGGGGCGTTGGGATATTCCGCTGTTCGGCCCGTGCATCGTGCCAGAAAGGTTAAGTGCGACAAGGACAATAATGAACAAAGCCGCAAATAATAGGGCGCCTACCTTTGTTGATGTGTTTGCGGGATGCGGGGGGTTGAGTCTTGGCTTGATGCAGGCAGGCTGGAAAGGCTTGTTCGCCATCGAGCGCGACGAAAATGCATTCGCGACGTTGAAACATAATTTGTTGGATCCAAAGGGTGCGTTGCGCTTCGCATGGCCCCGGTGGTTACCGAAGAAGACCCACGATATCCACGGGGTTCTCGAGCAACATATCGAAGAGCTTCGCAGTTTGCGCGGCAAGCTCGATATGCTTGTAGGTGGCCCGCCATGTCAAGGATTTTCTACCGCCGGCCGACGGGATCCTAACGACCCGCGCAATCGATTGGTGAGGGCCTATCTCGAATTTGTGAGCGAAGTTCGACCTAAAGTCGTGCTGATCGAAAACGTCCGCGGGATTACTTTGGATTTTTCAGATGAACGGAGTCCATCTGGAAAAGTCAATTATGCGCAATGGATTATCGACGAACTTTCGGGTTTGTATGATGTGTCGGCACGCCTAATTGATACCTCTCTTTTCGGTGTTCCACAAAATCGGCAACGATTTTTTATTATCGGAATATTAAAAGGGAAGAAATCTTTCGGAGACCCGTTTGGCACCGTAGAAAAAATGAGGGTTGATTTTTTGAAGGGAAAGGGAATATCAACAATTCCGATTTCATCAAAAACAGCAATATCCGACCTGGAGGTTTTTAGGAATGAAGTTGGTCCGAGTCGAGATACTGTTGGATTTAATGAGATAAAATATAAAAAACCCTTAACATCATTTCAAAAATTGATGAATAAGGGTGCGAATGGCCACTTGCGTGACACGCGATTGGCTCGGCATAAGCCGGAAATTGAACATCGTTTTAAACAGTTAATCGACATATGTAGTGCTGAAGGGCGCTTAAATGTTTCATTGTCAAGTGAATTGAAATTGCAGTTTGGATTGAAAAAGTGTGCAATCCGTGTGCTTGATCCTGATCGCCCTTCGCCTACGATTACGAGTATGCCTGACGACTTGATTCATTATGCCGAGCCAAGAATTTTGACGGTTCGTGAGAATGCGAGATTGCAAACGTTTCCGGACTGGTTCGCGTTTCAGGGAAAATATACGTCGGGAGGAATGCGACGTAGGGCGGAGGTGCCGCGTTTCACCCAAGTGGCGAACGCAGTTCCGCCGTTAGCGGCGGAACTATTCGGAATTGCCATTAAAGCTCATTGCTTTAATTTGCCTTCCGTATAAACGGCTTTATGCAGTGCCTCGAACACCTCCTGGTGTTCGAGGAGCGCCACACGAAGATCCTTCATCTGTTCAATAGTTACTTCGCCTTTTTTCCCTATAAATTTTCTTGCGAAACCATCGATTTCTACGCGTAGGTGAGCCAGCTCGTTTCGCTTGGGAACGATGTCATTTACGTAATCTGACATTCGTTTCTCTGCTTCGAGCTGCATATTCAGGAGTTTGAGAGTTTTGCGAAGCAACTGCAGTCGATCCGTGCTCGTGTATAACGCGTGATGATCGACCAATTCTGAGGCGTGTTTGATTTTCTCTAGTGCGGACATGCTTTCATTGAGTCGTTCTTTTATTTGTGCCAGTCTCCTTAGTACCAGATTAATTATTTCGAGTTTTGTTTTGTCGTCGGCTTTATCGAAAAGTCGAACTAAAGTCTCGTTAGCGAAGTAGTCGATGTCACTGGTGGCGCCCATCACCAATCCTCGCGAATGGTCGACATCAAGTACTTTGCTAAGTAGATTTCGGAATACCGAAAAGGTGATGTCGGCTAGAGCTTCACGGCTGGCCAAGAAAATGCCTTCGGTATTGGTGCTCGATACAATGTCTTTAAGATTTTGTCCGTCTTGCGCTGAATAAAAGATGACATCTTTGTAAGGCATTACATTGCGCACTCGAATTAGCCCTTCATCTCCGTTGGGGCCTGGTCCAAGATTAAAGTCCATAAGTACCAGATCAACGTGATCGACGTACACATGATCATCCAAGTATTTTTGTGCTTCTTCTAAGGTTGCGGCGAATTGAACGCGCAGCCGAAATCCCTCGTTTCTCAAGAGATGTTCTATTCTTTGGCGGGATGATGCCACGGCACTTTGTTGATCTTCAACCCACAATACATTGAAATCTAGTCTCATTTTGAGATCCTTATAATAAAGCTCGTTCCCCGTTCCCAGGCACTCTCTGTCAATTCTATAGTGCCCTTGAGTTCGCCAAGTACGTGCTGTATGTGATACAAACCGAGGCCAGAGCCATCAGTTGTCGTAAACCCCTTTTCGAAGATCCTTCGGCGATCTTGAATTGACGGATGTAAGCCTCGCCCATTATCATCAACCCGAATATGCAGTACGTCTTTTTCAGGGGTGGTGATTGTAAAGCGCACTCGCCGCGCTCCAGCTTTTCGAGCGTTTGCAACTAAATTGTCGACAACCACGGAAACGTCGATAGGTTTGAATTTTTTAGTAAAAGTTTTACTTTCACTTGTGATTTCTAGCGTCATTCCACCATTCGGGAAATTTTTCGCGACACCATTGATATATTGTTCGACATAGTTTCCGAGATCCGCTTCAATTTGTTCCGCTTCGAGTCGAAAATTGGCTTTCGTCGCAAATTTCGAAACTCCCATCACCTTCTTGTTCAAAAGTGTAATTCGTTCTAATAAATCTAGAATATCATCGGGTGAGACGGATTTTTGGCCGTTGATCTCAACAATAAAATTCTCGATTTGTTGCTGAATGTCAACGGCATATATTGTCACCTGATGGTGTAGGCTTAATATCGTGTCCGTGTCGAGGGTGGCGATTGACGACAAAAACAGATTTCTACTTTTTTCCTCTTTGAGCTGCTCCGTGACTTGAACTGCAAGCGTCTCGGCTTTCGAGGCTCGCGCTTGAGCTGCCTCTTTGGCCGTACGTTCCTCGTCAGCTTGCTTGCGCGCATTCTCTTCTGAGCGGCGCAATTCCTCGAAGCGCTTTTCTGCCGTCTCTATGCTATGAAACAATTGCGCGTCGGCAGTTTTTTCGGCGATTGAGCGAAGATGTAAGAGTGACGTTTCAAAATGCGCTGACCGTTCGCTTAGAATGGAGATGAGCGATTTGTTGTACTCGAGGAGCTCAATTTCATCAGAATCGACAAGCTTCGCTAGTGCCGCTGCGACTCGTGCTTTCCCCGGATCCGTCATTAGGCGAGACAAATCACTAGTATTTTTGTCTTCGCGGTCAACGAACGTCACAGGTACGACGTAACGCTCGAGTCTCTTGAGGCAATTCTCAAAAAAGCAGACGCGCAATTGCTTTGCAGCGAGAGTTTCAATTAAGCCCGTATTTCGACTGGAAGCTTCCTTAAAATCTTCATCTGTTCCCGCGACGTCCATTCGTCCAATAAGATCTCGCGTACCTAGAAAGCGCGCATAGCCCTGTGCCTTGCGTCTATCCATTCCAAACCAATCGTCGCCGACTTCGCCAATGGGGAATACGCGAAATCCGTTTCTAAACAGAAAAACTGATCCGAATTGGACGGACGGCACGCCCATGCGTCGCGCGAAGGTTGCCTTAGCTGATTGATTTAAAAAATACAATTGGCAAGAGAAACCGGACTCGCGTAACAAAGCGTACGGGTTGGGTTCGCTTATTCGATAGATCAATTCGCCGCGGTCGGTAAGAGAGCTAACGATTTTGTTCGTGCTCGGATCAATGCAAACTTCTATATAGGTTGTTTTTCCTTGAAGCGTAGTGAAGATGAAATTACCAACGGGACCGTTGACAAGATCATTTGGAGCGATGTTTTCATCCCGTTTGCTGGCCGCTTTAATAGTTTCTTCGTCGGCGGGGACTTCCCTTGGGGCGAATACTGCAATATTAAAGCCGTCTGCTTCGGCTCCGAATGGGTTTATTAGTTTGCTGAGGGCCGATTTGAGATTAAGAATTTCATTCCGATCCCAGGCCTGCTTCGTTTTACGTATGGTTACGACTGTCCCATGCACCGGAGGGGGGAGAAGATCGGGAAGTTCGAACCCGTCATCAAGTCGTCGGTATCGCACGCCTATGCTGTCGAAGTGAGCCTGATGATCTCGATCGAAAAGGCTCCAATCGACTGTTACTGCGTGGACGGGACCGCTTGGGTCACTTTTCGATCGCGTCTGAAGGGTGACGATTTCGCCAAGCCGGTCTGTTGAGAATCGGCCGATTCCCTTACTTCCAGCATAGTTTCGCCTTGCGGCGATGTCGTCTCGGAAGTCATTTTTTTGGTTGACCTGACGCTTTGACGAGTACGCTACAAAGAGCCACTTATTCCGAATGTCAGGCAAAGTCATGCCGTTACCGTCGTCAGCGACCATGATTGTGTTGTCGCCAAAATAAAGCGCAACGTTCTTTGCTGCGGCGTCAAATGAATTTTTTACCAATTCAAATATGGCAACTTCATCATTTGTGATGAGTTCGCTGCCGAGCACGCTCTTTAGGCCGCTGCTCACATCAAAGTGGAGTTGGGAGCTTTTTGGCATGGCTGGGTAAGGGGCGATCGAATTGCTGTTGCGTATGAAGAATTGACGAGGTAGATATTACCCGTGTGGTGGCGGCGAGCAAATACAAAATTCGCATTTGTCAACGTTGGGTGATTTTTGGGGCCAGTCGCTTCTGCGCCCGCGTGAGGCAACTGTGTTGTAAGGCGTATCGCTACCGTTGGCGGCAGATGGAATGGCAGTCGCTGCACGCACTCTTTGGATCGGGTTGGAGTACGGCGGCGACATGCGATTTGTGGGAAATACTCGCGACTGCTGCAAACTGGCTATGCATCTCGGCGCGGACAGTGAAGTGCTGAGGCCTAGTCAGGGGCGCGGGGATAGCGCCGGGGGTGTCAGGATTTTTGTGTTCGAGGCCCGTAACGTTTAGACGTTGGTTCGTGTGAAGCGATCTTCGTAGAGGATCGCGAACTGCCGCATC